AAGTAAATAGGCAAAAACTAGTACAGATAAGCGTCAAAATGATGACGGTATTGCGTAAGTGGCTGCAATTACTCCTTTATAATCAAAGACGGTATATAGAGGAGTGTTTTTAGGCGTATGTAATTTGTATGTAATGAGTATGTAGCGAAAATTTAAGGAAAACGAAAAAATAGTGGTAAAATAAAAAAACCGGGAGGTAAAAAATGAGCGCACATGAAAAAATTAAAGATCTTGAAACTAGAATTACAAACCTATTAATTTCTAGAAATAGTGATGCAAAAATTATCTGGCAACTCAAGGCAAAAATTTCCGATGCAGAGTCAAAAATTGATGCAATTGAGAGGCGAATACTTGAAATAAAAGTAAGTGAAATTGACAAGCAAAAACACATTGAATCAAGCGTAGACTTTATTGAAAAGAACACCGGCAGTTTATTCAAGGGGGAATAATGACAATTTTAATCACGCTCACTTTTTGTTATTGGTTTTTGATTGATAAAGTTTGGGGTTAATTGTGAACAGTGAATTATCGCTAACAGAGCTAGCACTACTCGGAAACCTGAATGATGCCGAAACGATTGACGGGCTTTGTGACACTCTCAACAGTTTAAAGACTTGGGGATTGATTAAATACGTTGACATGAAATCAATTCAGAATTTTTCAGAGGGCGATAGTGAGTCGGCATTTGTCGCTAGAAAAATGAATGCCGTCAGTTATAGCGACGACGCTATTCTATTAGAGGATCCCCAGGGCGAGTTTTTTGTTTTAATGATGGACGATTAGATAGTTCCCTCCTGGAACTTCCCCTCTTGCATTTTTTTTATTTGTGTGATTTGCAAGAGGGGTTTTATTTTTAAAGGGGCAGCATAATGTTTTTAGCTTTAATTGATTCGATTGACGCCGATGTTGCAGAAAATCTTATTCTCTCTCTAGTGTCTATTTTTGCGTTTGGTGTATTGTGGACGTTTGCAGCGATTGTAAAATCAAGGTGCAGGAAAACCAGGTCTTGTTATTATAAAGGCAGAAGATAGGTCACTGCTTGAGCGCTTCCTTGACTTCGTCGATTGATCTGACAACGTAATACTCACCACCCTTTATTTTAATATTGCGCCCGAAGCTCTTCTGGTGTTCTGATTGCTTGCCACGTTCGTTTTTAACTTCAAACCAAATTGATCGACCATCCTTTAAAGCGTAAATATCGGCAACCCCTGGGATCATATATGGCGGTGGTTTTCTATATACCCCGTTTCTAACCGCGCATTGGTCTTTTAGTTTTACAACAAACCAGCCTGAATAGTTTAAGTAATCTAAAATTGCAGCTTCGATATGTTTTTCTAACATCTTTAAATTATGCCCCTATCGAGTTTGTGTGGCAATACTTAGCCTTTTTTAACTAATTGACTCAATTATTTAGCTAACCATACAATAAGACATGGTTTCTCTATTTGCCTGTAGTGTGGAGCACGGAAGCGAAGCGCTACATTTTTGACAATCACTTTTTATTCTGTTCTGATTAGGCATGGCCCTAAAAGATTCCCCCGATCTAGTTGATATCTTCAATCCTGAATTGACAGGAGAGGAACGCCACAACCTTTGGAAAAAATTTTATGTAATGATGGCGCTGTCATACAATGGGGGGTGCCGCCAAAAGTCTGCTGACTGGATGGGGATCACAATAAATACGCTTAGGAAGTGGATTGAAACCTATACCGACATTGTTATCCACTCGCCAAAGCCAAGCGACTTGGAACGCCACAACGAACTCAGAAGACAGATTGCAAAGAAACATACTAATATAATCGCAAAAAGACAGATTGAAAAAACCAGAAAATCATTTTGGTTTCGGCAGCTATCTCATGCGAAAAAAATCGAAGTCATTGCGCGTATCAACGCGCTTTGGTTGTAGGAGAGAGATGGAAGTCAAATGCGCATATGATGAAATGGTGCCACTGCACAAATTAGTGCCACATCCACGGAATAGAAACAAGCACCCTAAATGTCAAATAGAGAGACTTGCCAAAATAATTGACTATCAGGGGATGAGGCAGGCAATCGTTGTTAGCAATTTAAGCGGGTTTATCACCAAAGGACATGGCCGGCTAGATTCATTAAAAGAACTAGGTGTTGCCGATGCACCTGTTAATTATCAAGATTATAAAGACGAAGCGCAAGAGTATGCTGATATTATCGCCGACAACGAAATTGCAAGATGGGCAGAGCTTGACCAGGTTAATTTGATCGAAGACCTAAAAGGAATCGAGATAGAGGACTTGGAGTTGTTGGGGTTGGATGATTTTGATCCGAATATTAATTTTGATGCGGGAACAATAGACGACCAAGGGAAGCTAGACGAATTATCTCCTAAATGGGTGACATGTCCTTGTGGATGTGAACATAAATTTGATGCAAAAGAACAACTCTAAACCGATATTAAAATTAGATTGGGCAACTCACGAAGCAGCTAAATATGCTTGTGAGAATTGGCATTATTCGGGGTGTGTGCCTGTAAATAAGACCGTAAAGGTAGGGGTGTGGGAGAATAGTAGCTTTATTGGGGTAGTTATTTTTTCCTGTGGAGCAAGTGCAAACCTGTACAAGAGCTATAGTATTCCAAGCGATCGAGCATGTGAGCTAACAAGGGTGGCGTTAACGAGACACAAAACGCCTGTTAGTAAAATACTGTCAATAGCAATTAAGTTTTTAGTAAAAAATTCTCCCAATATTGAACTAATAATATCATTCGCAGACACAGAGCAAGGACACCATGGGGGGATATATCAAGCAACTAATTGGATATACACAGGAAAAACGACAGCGAAAAATCTATTATTTTTCTTTAAAAATAGGTGGGTTCACAATAGGACAATAAGAGAGATGCTTGGATCGGCTAAATTCTCTAAAGCGAAAAGAGAGTGTTGGTTTAAGACGAAAGAGACAAGCGAGAAGCACCGCTATTTAATGCCATTGAAAAACAGAAAAAAGTATGAGAAATTATCAAAACCATATCCTAAGCGCACAAAGCATAGTAGCGATGCGCCCACTATACCAAGTGGGAGAGGGCAGTGTGATTCTGACCTGTGCGCTCCAATAAAATGACCACCACCCAAAAACCCCAATACCCCCACCTTTTAAACGCAAATACAATAGAGGGATTAGTTAATGGTTGATAACCAAACAGAAAAACCAAACGGTAGACCACGCAAAGAAGTAGATTGGGAGCAATTCAGTAAGCTATGTGCTATGCAATGCACTGTTGATGAGATTGCAGCATGGTTTAACGTCTCAAGGCGAACACTGGATGTGCGGGTCGAAGAGGAGTTTGGCTGTACGTTTATCAGCGCTTTTAAAATGTTTAGACAAAAAGGGCTAATATCTCTGCGCCGTATGCAATACAAGAGCGCCGAAAGGGGCAGCGTTCCTATGCAAAAATGGCTAGGGCAGCAATGGTTAGGGCAATCAGAAAAACAAGACGTGAATCAAAATATAGATCATAACGTAAAACATGAAAGACTATTAAGACATGTTGAAAACTTAAACACTCAAAAGGAGATAGAAGATGGAAGCGGAAATGAAGAACAAAGCAGAATCGATGAACCTAGAAGCGAAAGTTAAAGAGCTAAAGGCGCAATTAGCAAAGCAAGACGTAGAAAACAAAGACCTTAGCGCCAAGCTAGACACATTCGATAGCATGAAAACTATTATGCCTGAAGTTGAGAAGGGCACTGCAATTTGTCGGCACGAATCAGATCATCCCGGTCTTAAGTTTGTCGAGGGTGGAGAGTATGAATGTCTTAAAACGAAAGACCATAACGGCGTGGTTGCGTTTAATCTTGTCGTAAAAAAGAACGGCGTCGACTTCCCATACAAATATCACACACCGACATTCTATCGTTTTTTTAACTGGAAGCCAGCCAAAGGTAAGGAAGTTTCTGGCGAGCAATTCCTTAAGGACATGAGGGCAAGGCGCGGCAACAAATAAAGCTATTCCCAGGGAGGGGTTATTGTGAAACTCAGAAAAACAGATAGCAACGCTTTAAGGATTGAGATACCAACAGGTCCAGGACAAGAGCACTGGTTTTTGCTTAGGAGTGATGCGCATCACGATAACCCTCACTGTCAAAGGGAAATGGAGAAGAAGCACCTTGAAGAGGCGCTAGAATTGAACGCCGGCATTATTGATGTTGGTGATTTGTTCTGCGCCATGCAGGGGAAGTATGATCCAAGGTCAAGTAAGACTAATTTGCGACCCGAACATCAAAGGGATGACTACCTGGACGCGCTAATATCTACTACCGCCGATGATTATGCAGACTATGCTAAAAACTGGATAACCATGTCGCCGGGCAATCATGAAGCTGCGATTAAAAAAAGACATGAGACGGACTTAACACAAAGGCTTGTCGCTGTATTGAACGACAGAACAGGGTCAAATATTCAGTGCATGGGATATACTGGGTGGATTAGATTTGTTTTTGCTTACGGCAAGAATAAGTCAGTGTCGAAAACGCTTTGGTATACGCACGGCAGCGGCGGGGGATCCCCTGTTACGCATGGGATTATCGCAAGCGCAAGACAGAATGTTTATATTGAAAACGCCGACATCATGGTTAGTGGCCACGTCCATCGATCATGGGTGCAGGAGTATATTAAAACCAGGTTAACCAACATAGGGCAAATAGTTAGAAGAATTTGTTTTTATGTTAAAACACCTACATACAAAGATGCATACGCCGACGGTCAGGCAGGCTTTGAAGTCGAGACGGGGCACGGACCGCGACCGCTAGGCGCTTACTGGCTTAAGTTTACAACCAGGGGAAAAAGCGGCGGTTGTGATGTTGAGGTCCAAGTAATCAAGGCGGGGTGATATGCGTCTCAAGTTGGGTGGGTGGTACTACTTTAAGGTTAGCGATCACGCAAAAGATGGTATTGTCGGCGATGAGGTCACGCTAGAAGTATGTGGACAGGTTGAAAAAATAACTGATTCACATATACATCTAATATATTGGCGGGCAAACTCTGCAAAGGGCGATACCGAGATGGAAAATGCCAACCATGAAAGGGCGACTCTTGCGATCAGTACTATTATTAGAAAAAAGAGGTTAGTTATTTAATGAATAAATTATTGCACGGCGACTGCCTAGAGTTAATGAAAGACATACCGAACAATTCAATTGATTTGGTTGTCACTTCTCCGCCCTATGATGATCTTAAGACATACAATGGGACGCTTGAATGGTCTTTTGAAATATTCAAAGGTATTGCTAATCAGCTACAGCGAGTAATTAAAAAAGGCGGTGTAATTGTTTGGGTTGTTGCCGATGCAACAATTAAGGGAAGTGAAACGGGTAGTAGTTTCAGGCAAGCACTTTACTTTAAAGAGCTTGGACTAAACTTGCACGATACAATGATTTGGACAAAAAACCGACCGCCATTAACACATAACAGATACGAACAGACGTTTGAATATATGTTTGTATTTTCAAAGCAAAAACTAAAAACTTTTAACCCTATAGAGGATAAACCGAACAAGTGGAAAGGGACAAAGTTTCACGGAAACAAAAGAGATGTTAACGGCGTGGCTGAAGAGTGGGTTAGGTCAGATAATAAAATAAAAGACTTTGGGCGACGGCTAAATGTGTGGGACATTAACAATGTGGGTAAGGCTGGCACAGAGCACCCTGCACCATTCCCTGTCAAGTTGGCAAATGACCATATATTGTCATGGTCGAACAAAGGTGACGTTATCCTTGATCCATTCATGGGAAGCGGCACTACAGGCGTAGCAGCGAAGAACCTTAACAGAAAATTCATAGGCATTGAAAAAGATGATAAATATTTTAACATAGCAAGAGAGCGAATCAAGTTGGTATGAATAAAACCGCACTGCAAGAGTTTTACGATAAATACATCCTGGATTTCTATTCCTTCTCTGAAAACTTTTTAATGATCGAGGCAAAGGGCGGGCGGTTGGTTCCATTCGTCCCACGACCGTACCAGCGCCGGATAATCGACCCGATATTAAAGGCGTTTATTAACAAAGAGCCGGTGAGGCTGTTAATTTGTAAGGGACGACAGATGGGGATCTCCACCACTGTTGCCGCCGTTTTCTTCTGGTTAATGGTTACCAACCACCACATGAAAGGGAAGTTGATAGCTGACCAGTCAAAGCGTACCGATGAGGTCTTTGGGATATACAAGAGATTCCTTGCCAACCTGCACCCCGACCTAATCCCCATGATTGAGGCAGATAACACCAGGGAAGTGATGTTTCAAAACCCTAGTCGCGACAAAATTAAAGACGATCCGGGGTTAGATAGTGGGATGAAAGCGGAAACTGCCAAAGATCCAAACGCTGGACGTGCTGGTACTGCTACACTTGCCCATGAGACAGAACACGCTTACTTTGACTATGCTTCCAAGATTGACGAGGGACTGGGTAACTCAATCCCCTTGATGGACGGCACATTCTCGGCGGTAGTTAAAGAGACAACGTCCAACGGTATGGACGGCAAGGGCGGGGCGTTCTATTCAGCATGGTGCGAAGCTGATGCGGGCGAGTCAAATTCGGTACCTATTTTTATTAGCTGGACAGAAAACCCCGAGTATGAGTGGAATAGCGACGGGTTTAAGCCAAACGAACTTGAACGCAAAATGATGGAAACACATAGCGAACTCACCCCTCGAAAATTGATGTGGAGGCGAAACAAGCTCAGAGAGTATTCTAAGGATGCAGGGGAGACTTCTGGCAGTATCTATACGCCGGAAGAGAGGTTTAGGCAGGACTATCCCTTAAGTGCGGAAGAGAGTTTTTTATCAAGCGGTAACCCAGTGTTTGATCAAGACAGACTGAAATCACAAATTGAGTTTTTAAGAGCTAACCCGGTGGTCAAGTTTGACGTATTGCACTTTTTTAAGGATACACTGCTAGAGCAATATGGCACATGCCTAGAGGTCTACGATATCCCAAAAGATGGCACACCATATGCGATCGGTGCCGACATTGCGGAAGGGCTTGAACATGGCGACGCCTCTACCGCATTTGTGCTGGATAAGAATTTAAACCAGGTTGCCAGCTTCTATGGGAAAATCGACCCTGACTTGTTCGGGGTACTGCTGGTTGCACTAGGGAAGCTTTACAATAACGCGCTACTTGCCCCTGAAATCAATAACATGGGATACGCAACACTGTCAGCAATCAAAAATGCGAACTACTGGAACGTCTACGAGAGAGACGTCAGGGACGAAAGAACAGAAGAGATCAAGAAAAAAATAGGCTGGCGAACCACTACCAAAAATAAGTTGGACATGTTGGCTTACTTCCAGGCAAGGCACCGAGATAGCGAAGTGGTCATCCGTGACGCTTTGCTTTTAAAAGAGATGAGGGGTATAACTAGGGATGCGACCGGCAATGTTAGTCTTAACGGGAAAGACAGGGTGGTCGCTGCCTGTATTGCTCTACAAGCGATAAAGCAGGCGACGCTGCAACAATTCGAGACGCAAACGCATAACTCAAAAGGATGGTTTTAATGGTTGACGCAATTGTTACAATATTTAAACGGGTCATGTTTTGGGTCTTGATGATACTCCTGGCGCCGCTTTTTTTTTGTGGTCTTACCGCCAAACTATCAAGAGATTCGGTTTTAGGTGGGTGGCGAAATGCAAACGATTTAAGGGCCTACCTGGTTGCGAAAAAAAATGCGAGCTAAGGTTTGTCGAAATAGAGAGACGCCTAACAGACATTGAAGAAACGACGGTGCGAGAATGGAATTAGAACTTAGAGCTCTCTTAATTATGCTCATTGTCTGCTTGGCGATCCTGCTTGTCTTAGTTGGCTATATAGTTATTTGCTACGCCAAGGACAAGAAATATTCACTCAATATTGCCAAGAAAATAGATGAAGTAGAGGCAAGGGTTGATGAGATAATTTTTGATGACAGCGAGCGGGGTGCATACCAACCGAGCAAAGACGTCAGGAAAGAAATGAATAAAAATAGCTGGTACTAGTCAGACTGGCTTAATTTAGCAACATCTGCCTTAAATTCTGCACTTTTCATATATTCGCCGGTTTTTAGTGCCGCCGCTTCCCGGCCAGACACTTTTAGTCCAGCTTTTGCAAACTCTTTTAGTGTTTCGTCGTCAATTGGCGGCGCTTCTGCTTCTTTGTGTTGCGGTGGTCCCTCGTTGCCGTGCTCTATTAACCCCTCTTGCTTTAAATATTCTCGGTAGTGCTTAGGCCCTTTAAACTGCATATTTAAACCATCGTGCCAACCAAAGCCGTCAAATGTTTTTCGCTGCCGTTTGATTACTTGACCCATTCGCACTGCCGGTGCGCTACTCATCACTCTTTGGATGCGCTTACCGCCACACTCGACACATTTTAACTTCACTATTGCGCCCAAACCAGGGGCAATTTTAGATTCTAGTTGGTATTCTAGTTTGGTTGAGCAAAGAGTGCAGTTAAATTCGTAGATAGGCATAACTAATCATTAAACTATTGCCCTTTTTTGTCAATGCGCCTCAACAATTAAGTGCTTTACATTTTAGATGCGAGGCAATTACTCTTTTGGTATGGTAAAAAAATCTGAAGACATTTTAAAAAAGCAAAAACGGCTTGTTAAAGAAGCTACCGCCTATGTTAAGCCTTTTCGTAAAGACTTAAAGCAATATGAGGACTTTTACGACGGCAAACAGTGGCCATTCGGGCAAAATAGACCTGTCCGTAATGAGATATTGAAGATTATCGAGACGGAAGTCCCGATCTTGACTGATAGTTCCCCCGGCATTGATATTTTGGCAGAACAAGAGGGAAGAGAGCAAGACGCGGAATTATTGCAGTCTGCAATTCACAACGTCTTTGATTTTAATAACGTAGATTCGCTTTTGGAGGAGGTGGTCAGATCGTCTTTAGTCTCATGGTCGGGGTGGTTGTATCCTGACTTTGACCCTGATGCTGCGCATGGTGACGGGGAAATTATTATTAAGATTCTACCGTGGCGGCAAGTGTTGGTTGACCCAACTGCCGTTTCAATCGACAAGGCAAACTATGCAATAATGCAGGTGCCGACAAAGATTGATGAAATTAAGCGTAGGTTTGGCGCAAAAGCAAAGGATATTAAACCGCAACGTATCACAATGACCGAGCAGGGGGACATTCTTGATAAAAGCCAAACAGAGAGCTTTGACAGCAACTTTTTTGGGGAATCAGAACAGGAAGGCAATAAGTTTAATCTCGATAACATGGCGATACTAGAAGAGACTTGGCTGCGGGACTATTCCACCATTCCCATCCCTGAAGAGGAGACGCTTGCTGAGATTCAGGCAGAAAATGAAGAGTTAATGAATGGAATCAACCCAAGGGCAAACCGTTATGAAAATCATGAAGCGCATCTCGAGGGGCACGCCGTCCAACTTATTCAAATATTATCCCAGGCTTTGCAAGTACCTACTAGTGAAATTACTCAGGAAGATATCGAGGCACTTAAACAAGACGAGATGTTAGGTGTTCTAATTGAGATCCACCAAGACCATGCAAAGACGCATGAACTTCTATTTGAAGAAAACCCCAAGGCAGAAAAACCGAAATATGCGACTAATTGGCGTGTTTTGATCAATGTTGGCGAAATCATCCTTTATGATGGTGCGCCCGAAGTCTTGGACGGCATGATCCCGCTAGTTAACGTTCATGCTTATAAAAATGGAACGTGGCACGGCTTCGGTGAAGTGAAAAATATTATTGAGATTCAAAAGACGTTGAACGAAAATCGGTATGCAATGCTGCAAGGTTTACGTTTGATGAGTAATCCTATTTGGATTAGAGATGAAGACAGCGGAGTGCCTGCCGATCAAATCAACAACGAACCGGGCGCAGTATACACCAAAAAACGTGGCACCGAATTACGAAGAGAGTCAGGCGTCCCGGTATCTGCCGACTTAGTTAGGCAAGTAGAACAAGACGCCGTTGTTATGGGCGCAATCTCGGGATTAAACGAGGCGACTCAAGGTGTGTCACCAGGGGCAAGTGCCTCCGGTAGACAAACCAGAATATTGAGAGACCAAGCAGTTGGCAGGATCAGATTAAAGAGCCGTCATATTATTGACAGCATGGACAGGCTGGGGCAGCTAACAGCGTCCCGAATCGTCCAATATTATCCACCCGAAAAGATGCTTAGGACAAAGTCAGATACCGGGGACGTTCAATTCCAGCGGTTTGACCCTGAAAGAGTCCAAGACCTAAAATATTTTGTAAACGTCGTGCCTGGCACCACTGCCGGCATCGATAAAGAAGTAATTGAGGCAGAAGCAAGGGCGCTGCTTGATGGTGGACAGATTGACTTTAAAGAGTTTTTGGCAATTTCAAGCCTGCCCTTTAAGGATACGCTACTCAAGTCAAGAGCAGAAAAAGACGAGCTAGCCCAGGCACTACAAGAGTTAGAACAAGGCAATCAGCAACTAGAGCAGGATAATCTAGTTCTAAGAGCCAAACTCTCCCCTGAAACACTATCAAATGAAGAGATAAAAATTCTGGAAGAAATGCAACGACAGGAGGTCAATGAGCAACTAACGCAACTACAAGGAGAGGAACAAAATGCTTGAAAATGATTCAGCAGAGAACAGCAACGACGAAAGCGCGACTGTAACTCAGAGTCAATTAGATGAATGGGCGGGACTTCCTGCCGATGAAATTGCCAGCGACCAAGGCGAAAGCCAGTCAGAAGACGGCGATACTTCATCAAACGAAGACGCTGCCGCATTGACAGCGGAAGAGATTATGGAAGGCGTAACCAGTGGTGAACCGAAGCCAGGCGATGAACAACCCCAAGGGGACTCGGGAATGGTGGAGGCAATTAACGGGTTAGGTCTAGTCCATAACAATATACCTTTTGAGCTAAAAGATACCGATCAAGTGATCGAGTTTTTGCAAAAAGGGTATAATTATACTCAAGACAAGCAGGCGCTTGCCGCCGAAAAAGACCAAGCTTACAAAGAGTATGATGACAAAGTGGAAGAACTACAAAAAGAGTACAATGATCACTCAGAACTATTAAACAAAGCGCAGGTTTTCGACTACGCACTAAAAAACATGGAAGAGGCAGACCCAGATCTTTATGATCAGGTTATGTCTCATGTCAATGGTTCCACGCAAGCCTTTAATAACCCCGTTGTTGCCGACCTACAAAGTAAGTATGCAGCATTGGAGCAAAAACTAAGCCAAACGACAGAGCTAAGCGAAAGCAAAAGCATTGTCGGTGGATTTGAAAGGGACTTATCTTCTTTTCAGAAAGAGATTGCCCCCGCTGCGAACAAGTTAGGGTTAACTTCTAACTGGGATAATGTTAAAGACATGTG